ATTTGGATGCTGTTGATGCCGTTTTCGCTGCCGCAGGCACTGGCACATCAGTTGGCTTGAACATTGGCGCAGGCAAGACATTGGCGGTGGCAGGCACAGCGTCTGTCTCTGGCACATTCACTGTCTCGGCAACCGATGCCATCAAGATTGCGTCAGGCACTACGGCACAGCGGCCAGGATCACCAGCAGCCGGTCAACTCCGATACAACACCACACTCGGCAAGTTTGAAGGCTACAACGGCACTGTGTGGTCTTCAGTGGGTGGTGGTGCAACTGGTGGCGGTGCTGATACTGTGTTCTATGAGAACACGCTCACCGTGACCACAAACTACACACTCAGCTCTTCCAACAACGCACACAGTGTTGGCCCTATCACCATTAACAGCGGCATCACCGTCACCATTCCGAGTGGTGCAAGGTGGGTGGTTTTGTAGACCTAAAGGAAAAATATGTCATCAGTAATTATTTCGGGGGATTCCAGCGGAGCCATCACAGTAGCAGCGCCTGCTGTTGCTGGTACAAATACGCTGACGCTTCAAGCCGCCACTGCGACAAATGCTGTCAATAAATTGGAAACGGCGGTTGCGTCTACATCAGGAGCTTCAATTGACTTTACAAGTCTGCCAAGCTGGATTAAAAAAATCACAATAATTTTTAACGAGGTATCTGGTAATGCAAGTAGTAATATGCTTATTCAGCTAGGTACAGGTTCTACCTCATATACAACATCGGGCTATTTGTCTACTGGATGCGTTACTACTACATCAGCTGTAAGTGGAGGATCATCTACGGCTGGATTTTTTATGTTTAGAGATACTGCGTCATATGGTGTGTCTGGACATATGGTCTTAACAAATATATCAGGAAATATTTGGATTAGTTCCCATGCCGCAAAAATTTCCACTACGGCAATCATAAACGGTGGTGGCAGTGTTACTTTAGGCGCTGCATTAACCGCTGTCCGCATCACCACCGTCAACGGCACTGACACATTTGATGCCGGAAGCGTAAACCTTTTGCTCGAAGGATAACCATGTCAATACTTGCTTTAACTTCTGACACGCTGATTGGTACAGCAGCCGCTGGCAACATTGAATACAACGGTCAATTCTTTGGGACTGACAGCAATGCGTCACGGGCGCAGTTGCAGAGGATTACATCTGGCACTGCTGTCGCGTCTACATCAGGCGCGGCGATTGACTTCACAGGTTTGCCAGCGTGGGTGAAAAAAATAACCGTGATGTTTAGTGGTATTTCTACTTCAAGTACAAGTAATTTATTAGTGCAACTTGGAACATCAAGCGGTGTAACAACAAGCGGATACCTTGGACGAGTTTTTGACGATAGCACTACTCATCTTCCTTATTCTGCTGGATTTATTCTTACAACAAGTAATGCTAATGGAAATATTAACCACGGTCTTTTACAAATTGCGACTCTTGGGTCAAATCTTTTTGCTATGAATGGAATTTTATCCCGCAGTGATGCAGGTGCTCAATATAGATTTGCTGGGTCTGTACCGCTGGCGGCAACTCTTGACCGCGTCCGAATCACCACCGTAAATGGAACGGATACTTTCGATGCCGGTAGCGTAAATATCATGTATGAAGGATAAAAAATGAGCACAGTAATCGATGGTTCAGCAAGCGTCACGATCAACAATGGTGCGGTACTGGGGATTACCTCTGGCACTGCTGTTGCCAGCACATCAGGTACAAGCATTGACTTTACTTCTATTCCATCGTGGGTGAAGCGAATTACTGTGATGTTTCAAGGTGTAAGTACGAATGGTACAAGTATTCCTTTAATTCAATTAGGTACAGGTGGAGTGCCTACTACTACTGGTTATGTATCCACAAGTAGCGAAGTTTATACTGCCGCTTCCACAAATACTTCAACTGCTGGGTTTAATATATATTTTGATAATGCGGGATATATTTTTAGTGGAAGTTATACATTTGTAAATGTATCTGGAAATATTTGGGTAGGTTCTAGCGTTACTTCAAGTCAAGCCGTATTAGCAGTTACCACCATATCTGCTGGTGTTGTTACATTAAGCGGGGCGTTAAACATGGTGCGTTTAACTACTGCTGGTGGAACAAACACCTTTGATGCCGGTAGCGTAAATATCATGTATGAAGGATAAACCATGACACACAGAATCGTTGTAAATGTAGAGACAGGCGTAACCACTCAAGTGGAGTACACACTTGAAGAACAAGCCATCCATGATGCGGCAGTAGCGGCACAGCAAGCAGAGGCAGAGGCTAAGGCACTTGCTGACGCTGAAGCAGCAGCGGCGGCAGCGGCAGCAGCAACGCCAGCGCCTACTGAGGCTCAGTGATGGACAGCGTTGAAAAGGAATTCGCTGTGCATGAAGCTGTTTGCGCTGAACGCTATGCCGCGATAGAGAAAGCATTTGTCGAGGGCGACAAGCGCATGACGCGCATCGAGTACCTGCTCTACATCGTGATCGGCGCGGTGTTGCTCGGCCCTGGCTTTGTCGGCACGATGATCAGCAAACTCATAGGGTAGTGAAATTGATCCGATCAGCATTTGTCTGCTTGCGGCTGGGCTGGTTAAGAACATCCAAGCCGGATGCGAGCTGTACAAGCAAGCCAAGGAATCCTTTGTTGAGATTAAGGCAACGGCTGACCAAGTCATTGAAATTGGAAAAGAGGCATATGGCTTTTGGAATCAGCTACTTGCGTTCTTTGGCAGCAAGCCAAAGCCAGCCGCCAAAGCAAAGCCTTTGGCGAAAAAGAAGCAAGCCTATGTCGCAGTTGACGAGACTCAGGTCAAGATTGATATTGTCAGAAACCTGACCGAGTTTTTCAAGCTACAAGAACAACTGGCCGCGCACATCAGGGAGGAAGAAGAGAAAAGCCAAACTGTCTATGACCCTGATCAAAACCTCATGGAAGCTGCCTTAAAGCGTGTGATGGCGCAGCAAGAGATGGACAGGCTGGTGATTCAAATCCGAGAGACTATGGTGTATCAGTCACCGCCAGAGATGGGCGCACTGTACTCCGAAGTCTTCAAGATGCGCGAAGTCATCTCAGAGGAACAGGAAAAAGCTAGACTCAAGGAGGAGGCGAAGAAGAGGCAAGACAGATGGCTACACCGTCAAGAGGAAAGAAACCTGCAAGCAAAGCTGGCAGCAGTGGTGGCGACTTTTATCTTCCTCCTCTACCTGTGGCTGTGGCTGTGGTTCGTAAGTCACTGGGGGAAGAGATGATCGGATGGATTGCGGCTTGCGTACTGATTGCCCTGCTATTGCCTTTGATGGCCATACTGTATCTAGATGTGCTGGAAGTGAAGAACGAGTCCAAGCAGCAGATCGAAAAGGTGGAAAAATTGCGTAGAGAGCTTGAGCAAAAGGAAAGGGACAAAGATGAGTAAGCAACTGGAAAAAGATTCTGAATTCAACAAGTTTGATACTGACCATGATGGCGTTGTGACTGACAGCGAACTAGCACGGTCCGAGCGCATGATCACCATTGAGAACATGGACAAGATGGCTGACCAGCAGAGGATCATGGCGTGGGCTGCCTTGGTTTTTCCTCCCGTCATCATTGCGTACATGGCTTCCGAGCTAGTGACGCTGGAGAAGGTTAATGCGCTGAACGGTTTGGCCACCACCTACTGCGCCGCCATGGGAACGATTGTGGTGGCATTCATGGCGGCACAGGCGTATGTCAGGGGCAAGGCTGAGTCATGACGATATTTAACCCTTGGGTGATTCTTGGCTTTGTGCTGGCCATGGGTACTGCTTTCAGCGGTGGATACTACAAGGGTAAAGATTCAGAGTACCAGCGCCAACAGCTTGAGATTGCCGCGCTCAACGCCAAGGCGCGTGAGACTGAGCAGGCGATGGCAAAGGTAGCGCAGACATACGGTGACACATTACGAAAGGCGAACAATGTTGCAAAGGCTAAAGAAAATCAGTTGCGTGCTGACCTTAACAGTGGCGCTCTCAAGCTGCGGCTTCCTGTCAAAGCGCCCACCTGCCCAAGCGTTCCAGTGCCCGAAACCGCCACCGTTGCCAGCGGAAGTGACAGCGGAGAAGCAAGAGCCGAATCTAGTGGATCGGTTGATGTCGCTGCCGATCTTCTCCAGATCGCCGCCGATGGAGATGCCGCCATCAGGAAACTGAATACCTGTCTTGAAGCCTACGAAACCTTGAGGAACACAAAATGAACTTGACCGCCAACTTCTCTCTGCATGAACTCAGCAAATCCGAAACCGCATTGCGGATGGGCTTTGACAATACGCCCGATGATGAGGCCACCGAGAATCTGCGACTGCTGTGCGAGAAGGTATTGCAGCCAGTGCGTGACCATTACGGCAAAGGCGTGAAGGTGAATTCCGCTTACCGTTCACCGGAGTCAAATGCGGCGGTTGGCGGCTCTAAGACCTCTGACCATTGCAAGGGTATGGCGGCTGATATTGAGATACCTGGCGTGGCTAATGCTGACCTTGCACAGTGGATCATGGACAACCTTGAGTACACGCAATTGATTCTGGAGTTTTACACGCCAGGTATTCCTGATTCCGGATGGGTTCATGTCAGCTATGACCCGAACAACCTGAAGAAGCAAGAACTCACCGCCACCAAGGTTGCCGGTAAGACTACCTACTTGAATGGCTTGGTGGCATAAACCATGGCACTTAACCTTGATCAGCAGATAACGCCACCTACACCGCCAAACCTTGGCGCGGCTGATGTTGCCTACGATCAAGGTTTCTTCACGCAATCCTTTGGCGGCTTGA